GATGTGCGTCGTGTCCACAACGGTCACTGCGGGGCGCTGGCCGGTGATGCCGTTAGGCACATCCTTGAGGATGACCTCTGGGGCCACGCTCGCGGCGTAGGGCAGCGCTATCGTCGTCTTGTCCGTGGTGCTGCTGTAGGTCACAGCGCCGGCACCGGGAGCGAAGTGGAAGCGACGGTCGAGCATCACCTCGAAGTCTTCGTCGGTGTTCCACACGTCTTCGTCGCACCTGATCCTCTCCAGATGAGTGGAGCCGTTACGGTCCATCAGGAGGTAGAGGTAGTTGCCGTTGAAGTCTGCCCAGTAAACCTTGGTGCAGTCTGCGAACTCCCAGAGGCCCCATGAGTTCTGCACCTTCTTGTCGTCGGACCAGAAGAACTTGTAGACGTACAGAGTGGTGGGGGTGTCTGGCGAATGCATCACGATGGTCTTGCACCGGTTCGATGCAGCCATGAAGTCCACGTTGGCGGGGATCAGCTCAGGGATTGGAGCGGAGACCTCGTCAGCATCGTCGACCGTCGAGTTGTCCTTGGGGAAGAACTCGAAGAGCTTGGCGAACACGTAGTCCGCACGGTCGTCAACGAAGTAGATCGAGTTGCCGATGTTCTTGGGCCGCGTCCGCTTCGAGAAGTTGAACGAGGCGGTGTATTCCACACGGGTGGTCTTCTGGCCGAGGTAGTTGGTGTAGGTCAGTCGAAACTGATCCTTCTCCGACGTCAGCAGCAGATCACGATTGTAAGGAACCGCGTGATATAGAATATCGACGTTATTGTGTAGCACCGCAATGTCAATCGGATCGCTGTCCAAGAGCTGGGCGGCGGTGGTGCGGTAGAAGTTTTCGTAGTTGCCCGCTTCGGAAAGAATGATGTTCTCATCTGCGAGGATGCCAAACCTGTTCGTGTAGGTGAAGATGTCGTTGATGGTGAACCCAACGAAAGACGGCGTCTTGCTGCTGTGAGCATCGCCTACCTGTCGGCCTTTCCAAGTGTGGGTGGTGAAGGTCCACGTTCCGTCCGAGTTGCGGATCAGGACGTGAGGCATGGTAGCCACGTCGAGCTTCTCGCCCGCACCGTAGTCCAGCGTCTCGATCCAGACACCCTTCTCGTAGACAACGAAGTAGTCGTCGTTCAAGGCGGTGGGATCGGCAGAGATGTTGAAGATACGGCCGTCGAACATCACAGGCATGAGGTCAGAGAAGCTCTGCACATCCTTGATGAAGCCACGCAACTGCTTGTCGCCGGAGCCGCCCTGTGTGGCGATGGTCCATGCGGGGTTGAAGTTGGTGACGGTGAAGGACGAGCCGTCCTGCAAGATGGTGTAGCCGGCGGACACGAACTGGTTAGCAAGGAGGGTAGCGATCTGACCAGTGTCGGGACACGCTGCGGAGCCGCTCACACCGTTGGGCGTGAGGTAGGACGCGATGAGCGAGCCGTTGATGTAGCAGGAGTAGTAGGAGTTGTAGGACGCCTGCGTGACGTAATACGTCGCCTGATTGGTGGGATCGGTTCGCTTCTGTCCGGGGATCGGGCCCGCGACGAAGGTGGGGTCTTCAGCAACCGCGCTGGCGGTCACGACCGTGTTCCGGTTGACGATGAAGGTGTAGTCGCCAAGGGTGACGAACCGGAAGGTGTCGACAGGAAGGCCGGCGCCGCTGCTCAGGTAGCTCTTCCCCGCAGGGAAGGTGACCGTCTGCTTGACGCCAGTGTTCATGTCGATGACCTGTAGGTCGCCGTTCTTGACTGCAACGAGGTAGCGGTAGCCGGCGTCCCGGTCGATGATGTGACCGGTGGTGCCATCAGAGAGGGTGATACCCAGGTCGGCCATGTGTTGAAGGGGCGGTCGCTTCTGCAAGCCGCTAACGATGGACGGCCATGCGTTCTTCATGTTCTCACACATGGTGTTCAGGCGCATAGACGCGGGCTGCTGCGAGATGCCGCCAACAAGGTTGGGGATTGGGGAGGCAACGAGAGGCATTAGCGGTAGGCCCCTCGCGCGAAGAAGGTGCGGTTGACGATGGAGGCGGTCGACCAATTGTCCCGCAGGACGTTTGCGTCCAGCGTGTCGGCCTCTTCCTGTACTAGGACGGCCCAAGCCCGCTGCTCGTCAGCCGCGTCATACTTGTACAGCGTGTCGGAACCGAGTGAGCGCTGTTGGAAGATGCGAGCCGCGCGGATCGCGATGAACTGCTTGGCCGAGAACGGCACCTCCTCGAAGGGGAGGATGACAATCAGCTCTAAGCGGAGCGGCTTCGTGAATGAGTACGAGGAGGTCTTGCGGTCGAACAGCTTCAATCCACGTTGGATGACATCTGTGCCGGCGTCCTCTTCGATTGTGTCTACACGGATCGTGTTCTCGGGGAGGAGAATGAACCCGTCAGTGTTGGGCGAGAGCGTGTGCTTCTCGGTGTTCCAGTCCCAGCCTTCGCTTTGAACGCTGGCAGTGGTCTCGTCTACGATGTTGGCCGCAGACTGGGCGTCGATAGCCGCATCATCGAGGGAGTTGACAGCGGGCTCTCCCATCGCGGATAGGCAGATGTTGACCGCGCCGAGCTTGGTCGTAGGTACGTTGGGTAGGATACTCGTCATAGCAAATCCCTAATGAAAAAGAGAAGAGGGAGAGGATTGCTCCCCTCCCTCCCGTGGATGTATTGCGTTAGCGCAACGATTAGGCGGCAGCGCGGATTTCGCGGATGCACTCCGGGCGCAGAACGCCGTGGCCGACAGCCATCTTCGACACCATGAGGGTGCCCTGACGGCGGATGTCGTATTCCATCTCCGAGGCCAGATCGAGCAGCTTGACGGTGCCCAGAGCCTGCGGGTGATAGAAGATGCCGGTCGTGTCGGACGCGTTCACGGCGTACTTGCCGTTGTAGTCCGGGTACGCGGTCGAGGCGGTGTGGTCGACGGTGAGGTTGTTGGACTTCACGATCTCGAAGCCAGCAACCTGCTTGACCTTACCATCGGCGTACGAACCGTTGTTGCCGGGGTTGTACCACAGGTTCAGCAGCTTATCGCTGGTGACGAGCGAGTAGTACACGGACGGACCGACGATGAGCAGACGGCCCTCTTCCGGAATGTTGGCGAGGTCGAACGCGGTCGCCTGAGCGAACGCAGCGTCGATGATCGCCTGCACGGTCGGCGTTGCGCCGATATGCACGGAGGCAGCGTTCTGCTGGCCCACGGCGCCGACGCCGATGCCACCGGCACCAGTGTCACGCGCGGCCTTCACAGCCAGCGACAGCAAGTTGCGGTCGTAGGTCTGCGCGAGCGCGTCGCCCATCTGCCGAGAATACTCGGAGCGGACTTCGAACTGCGACATCGCTTCGTCGATGCGAGCGATGAACGTGTCAGCGATCAGCAGATCATCGATGGTGATGACCTTCTCGTCCTGCTGGATCACGTTGCCGGTGATTTCAGTACCGGGGGTGTGGTACTGAGCCGAGGTGCGGCCGATGGCCGGGAACTGCGCCGACTTGCCCGAGGACAGGTTGCGGACGCGGGTCTTGTCCTTCATGAGGGTCTTGGTGTTGAAGGTCGTGAGAACTTCGCCCGAGAAAACCTTCAGGAAGAGAGCCCGTGCGTCACCAGCACCGAGCTGTTGACCGACACGAGACGGGGTAGCGTTAGCCATAGTAAATTGTAGTCCTTAAATGGTGAGTTGCTTTTGTTGTTGGTTTTGTGAAAGCGCGTACTCATTTCCCATTCGAAGTTGTCCGACACAGACACTCCGCAGAGTGCGTGGCCGGGCTTGGACGGTTTGAAAAGTCGCTTGGTAGAAATCGCTTACTTGTGCGCGGGCTGCTTTATGCGGTTTGCATGGCGCGACAAGATTGCGAGGTTGGAAGGACGGTTAGCGTTCTTCGCTGCGGGGCGTAGGTCTTTGTGATCTACTTCTTTGCCCTTCAGCGCTGCTTCGCCGTGCTTCTTAATTTCGAGACGGCGGGCTCGCTTCCGCATAATGTTAGCGAGCCTGCGTTTCGGAGTTCTGGATGCCGCGTATTCTGCGGCGTAGTTTCGTGACATTGCCCCTGCCCTTAGCGGACGAAGGAAGCAACCACGATGACGACGGCGACGACTACCGCAGCCGCAACAGCGTAGAGAGCTGGCGAGGAGCGGGTTTCCTGCACCGGGGGCGAGCCTGCCGGCAGAGGAGTAGCGTCGGTTTTCTTTGGGTCTTCCATAGAGGTATTCCTTGTTAGAAGATGTCCGAGCGGGCCAGCTT